TGTAGGATATGTAAATGAGTATGGAGATCGTATTGCTTCGCAAACTGAATCTCTGGAAAAGGAACTGGAAACAGCAATTGCCACCAGCGACACTGCCGCTCAAGTAGAAGCTCAAAAAAAATTGTCACAACTTGCCATTGAAGAAGAGCGCGTCAGGGCAGCCAAGGTTGAGCAAAAGCGTATGCAGGAACAGGTTGTTCCGCCACAGGCTCCTCAACAGGCTCCTCAAGTTCCTTCGAGACCGGAACCTGAAGCAGAAGATTGGGCGCAAAAAAACGAGTGGTTTGGAAAAGACGACGCCATGACTTTTGCTGCCTTTGGTATTCATAAAACGCTTGTGGAACAGGAAGCCTTTGACACAAGCACACCAGAGTACTATGCTGAGATTGATAAAAGAATGCGGGAAGCTTTCCCCCATAAATTTAATGGAGGGTCTCAAGAAGTTTCCGTAACTGAGGAACGCCGACCTCAACAGGCTGTTGCCTCTGCCACACGTTCCAGCAGTTCTGGACGCAAAACAGTAAAACTCACCCCAAGTGAAGTTTCTATAGCTAATAAGCTAGGGGTGCCACTTGACGAGTACGCGAAATACAAACGCTGATGGAGAACGAATATATGGAAAATGTTGAAATAGATCGCACTCCCCGCGCTTCCAAGACAGCAACGGCAAAAGAGCGCCGTAAGCCTTGGGCACCACCGTCCTTACTGGACGCACCGCCTCCACCAGAAGGTTTTGTTCATAGGTGGATAAGGTCTGAGGTCAGGGGTTTTGATGACCGGAAAAACATTTCTGCCCGCATGAGAGAAGGGTGGGAACTGGTTAGAAAAGACGAGTACCCTGATTTTGAGGCTCCTACTGTGGACACTGGACGCTACGAGGGCGTTTTTGGTGTTGGTGGATTGTTGCTGGCCCGTATTCCAGTAGAGATCGTTGAAGAACGTACAGGGTATTTTCAGAGTATGAGCGAAGATGCAATGAAAGCTGTTGACAACGATCTTATGAAGGAAACCCAGCATCATTCGATGGCTATTCAGAAACCTGAACGTCAATCGCGTGTTACGTTTGGTGGTCCTAAAAAGGAATAGGACTGTTTTATTAATCGTTTTGCTTTATAAGGAACTATAGATATGGCAAATACTAATGGATCTTGGGGGCTGAAACCCATTGCTAAGATGGGTCAGAACTCAAACTCCACGGGTGTTACCGGCTATACAACTTATGAAATTGCCAATGCCAACAGCAATGTTATCTATCAGGGCACTCCTGTAATTCCCCTTAGTACGGGGTATATTGATATTATAGGATCAGCTTCTGGTGGTTCTGTTGGTCTTCTCGGCTCTTTCCAGGGTTGTAGATATGTCTCAAGCACCACAGGGAAACCGACGTGGAGTATGCATTGGCCCGGATCGGGAGCGGATAGTAATCATCCCATACGGTGCTTTGTTGCGGATGACCCGATGCAGATTTTTGCTATTGCAACTGATGCGACCTGGACCAGTAAAGCTACTGCCAGAGCCGCTGTTTTTGCGAATGCAGATTTTGCTACGGGGACGAGCGGTAGTACGACTACTGGTCAATCTTCAGGTACTTTGGCTGTAAGCACCATCAATACTACTAATACGCTTAATATGCGTATCTTAGGATGGGAAGAAGATTCTTCTAACGAAGATTTTTCAGCCGCTGGAATAAGTGCCTTGGTCCGGTTGAACAACCACTTTAATAGTGCTAACGGCGCAGCCGCCGCTGGTACTGTTTCGACAACCGGCATATAGGAGGGTTGAGAAATGGCTATAAGTAGAGCACAACTCGTTAAAGAATTAGAACCCGGTCTTAATGCCTTGTTCGGACTTGAGTATGATCGTTACACTCAGGAGCACAAAGAGATTTTCAGTATGGAAAGCTCTGACCGTGCTTTTGAAGAAGAGGTCATGCTATCCGGCTTTGGTTCAGCACCTACTAAATCTGAAGGTTCAGCAGTAACCTTTGATGACGCCCAAGAAGTGTACACGGCTCGGTACACGATGGAGACGATTGCCTTGGCATTCTCCATCACTGAGGAAGCTGTAGAAGACAATCTTTATGATCGTCTGGCTTCTCGTTACACTAAAGCCTTGGCGCGTAGTATGAGCCAGACCAAAGAGGTGAAAGGGGCTTCTATTCTTAATAATGCGTTCGATAGTACTTACACTGGCGGAGATGGTCTTGAACTATGTTCAACGGCACATACTCTTGTTAGCGGTAATACTTTCCGCAATGAACTTTCTACAGCGGCAGATCTTAATGAGACCAGCCTTGAACAGGCCCTCATTGATATTGCTGGGTTCGTTGACGAACGTGGACTTAAAATAGCGGTTCGTGGAATGAAGATGATTGTTCCAAAGGAACTTCAGTTCACGACTGATCGCTTACTTGAATCTACTCTCCGTCCGGGGACAGCGGACAATGACATCAATGCCGTGCGGAACATGGGAATGCTTCCGGATGGTTACCATGTCAACCACTTCCTCACAGACACGGATGCGTGGTTCATTATCACTGATGCACCAAACGGTTTGAAAGGCTTCAACAGAACGCCTGTAAGAACCTCAATGGAAGGTGATTTCGATACGGGTAACGTAAGGTATAAGGCTAGGGAACGCTATGCGTTTGGCTGGTCAGATCCTCGCGGTATTTTCGGATCTCCGGGTGCTTAATTAAATAAAGGGGGAGATACTTCTCCCCCTTAACTTCTGGGATTTATAGCCCTAGCGACTGACCCAGCAGACGCTTACAAGACTCTAGGGCAAAAACCTTTGTAAGGAGGTGTACCATGGGTACAACACGTTTTTCTGGTCCTGTTATGTATAGCGGGACCGGCACCAAAAATGCTTGGTTTCAAAACCTTCCTATTGGACTTAATCCTGATTACATAACCATGATGGATGATTTCACGGGCATCGATATTGATGACACTGACGATTGGACAAAATCTGTTCTTAATAGTGGAACCTTAACTCTTCTTGCAGATCATGTAGGTGGTTGGGCCAAATCCACAGGTGACGGCTCCACAGATAATTCTGGTGGTGCTATTCAAGGTAATGAAATTTTTATGGCGGAAGCCAGTAAGAATATCTTCTTTGAAGCCAAAGTTGCCGTAGCGGATGCTGATGACATGGACATGTTTGTCGGATTGGCTGAAAATGGGACTTTTGCGACAGGTGTTCCTTTTACCGCTAATAATCAGATTGGTTTTTTGCTGGTTGAAGGAGCAGCCGATATTTACGCTAATTGTGATAGCGGTGGTACTGAGACAAAAACAGATACTGGCGTTGACTTTGCCGATGGTGCCGAATCTAGTTCCAACATCACCAATAGCCGTACTCTTGGGTTTATAATTCGTGGTACGGGGCAAGTGGAGTTCTATGTGGATAGGGATAAGAAAGTTACAACCACCGCGAATATTCCAACATCAGCGTTAACTCCGTGGTTCTGTGCATTGTCTGGAACAACTACGGCGGATGCCGCTTGGTGTGACTATGTTACAGTTTGTGGTCAAAGAGTTACAAATGGGATGACTCAGTTTAACCAACAACCATAGAGGTGGAATATGAATAAAAAGAAGTCTAAATCTAGTAAGACTATTTCCACTAAGAAAGTACGACAGAAAAAGCTTCCTATACCGGGAAGTGCTATTCACAAATCTATGGTACTTAGCGGTGAGGTTAAGAAAAAGGAGTGAGGTAGATGGCTGCTGATTCTGTAACGACTACTACGGTAATAGATGGCCCCAGAGAAGCGGTAATTTATTGCACTAACACTAGTGGTGGTGATGGTGAGTCCGCTATTACTAAAGTAGATGTTTCCGCTTTATCATCTCTTCAGGACGGCACCGCCTGTACCGGCGTTCGTCTTAACAAGGTTGTATTTTCAAACGTTGGCATGGGTGTGAAGGTTCTTTGGAACGCCACTGCCAACGTTATAGCTGCTGAACTTCCTGCGGATTATTCAGATACGCTTGATTATTCAGACATTAGTGGTCTTCCCAATGTTGCGGCTGCCAGTGGAAAAACCGGAGATATAAAGTTTACCACCGTAGGGCATACTAGCGGAGATACTTATTCTGTAGTTTTGTACTGCTTAAAGGAATACTAAGTTGTGGATTCCCCAGAGCACAAAAACGAACTTGAGATTGTTAAAATTCAAGGGGAGTTGCGGCTTCTGAATGGGAAACTGGATACCATAAAGAGTAATGATTTACGTCATATACAGGACTCCATAGATACCATAAACAAGATACTCTGGGCCGTTGGTCTTGTAGTCTTGGGTCAATTAGGAATTGCCGTGAAGGTTGCTCTCTGGGGATAGCATGAGAGGTTTTTATTACTATGGCCGTTTCTGGATCTAAGGATTTCGAGCCCAATGTAGCAGAGTATATAGAAGAAGCTTTTGAAAGATGCGGTCTTGAACTAAGAACTGGTTATGATGCCAGAACCGCTCGACGTTCCCTTAATTTCCTGTTTGCTGATTGGGCTAATCGTGGTTTAAATCAGTGGACAATTAGTCAGGTAACCCAGACCGTTGTTTCGGGTGTAACCGATTATCCTGTAGGAACCATAACCTTGACTGTTGCAGACAGCAGCAGCTTTACGGTAGGCGAAACCATTACAGGGGGGACCAGCGCGGCTACTGCTTCCATCATAACGAAACCTTCTTCCACAACCATGACTATTACGGTTCCGTCAGGAACCTTTTCTGCTACTGAAACAATTACAGGAGCCTCAAGTGCTGCCACTACTACCGTTTCTTCTGCTGTTTCTCTGGAAGATGTTCAATCCACCATTGATGTTTTAAATGCTGTAGTCCGTCGCAGTAGTGAGGATCTTTCAATCAACAGAATCAGCAGGGATGATTATCTTTCCATTCCTGACAAGACAGCAACCGGACGCCCT